GGAAGAGACATAAACATTTATGACTGGAACTGTTTATACGAAAATGGAAAATTAATTGCATGGGAACAAACTCTTCTTTATCCAAACGATAAAATTGGAATGAGTATGCAGTTTGCTTGGAATTATCAAGAACCACACAAAAGAATTGGTTGGAGGTTTAGCCATCACGTTCCGGCCTGGCTGAAGTCCATAGGATATAAATACTTATACTTAGGTGACCACCACGAATATAAAGCTAAGATACAAGGATATGAAGTGTTGGCACCAATTGGTAAACATATTGATGGAACATTTTCTAAATGACAGAGGAGTTTCGGAAAGAAGCATATCGATTATTTTGGCTCGTAAAAGGGCATTTGGGTTGTCATTATTGGACAGACAAATCAATAGAAGAAATGCATGACAGCTACTTTAAACGTTTATGGTGCAAGTATCAAGGTGATGATATGAGTAGAATAGAAGATGGATTTGAAGATGCATACCAAAAACTTTTTAAAAATGGTAAACAAACACTTGACAAAAACAAAGTTATATAATATAATAAGGCAATACTAGGAGAATAACATGACTGATAGAGTTTATGGACAAGACGAAAAGGCCAAATTAGAAAGGCTAGTAAACGAAGGTGCAACAGTTTTACAGGAGATTAATGATCTTCAAGAAGGTTTGAAGGAAACTGTTAAGGCAGTCTCTGAAGAGCTTAATGTTAAGACAGCTTTGATTAATAAAGCTATTAAGGTTGCACACAAAGGTGACTGGCATAAAGTTGCAGATGAGTTTGAAGATTTAGAAACTCTTGTTGTAACAGTAGGTAAAGACAAGTAAGTAATAAAGTTAAGAACGCCCTATACCAATTGGTGGGCATGTAGTAAGGTTAGTTGGCCATAAGCAACACAGGAAGACATGACAAATAGTTGTAGCACATTTTACATCTCACACCCGATATCTGTCCGCCATGGGCAATTAGGATTTCCAAATAGAAAACAAATTGTAGATTATTTTTTAGACCTAAAAGAAAAAGGTGATTATATTCCTGCTGAAGAAAATAGGGGTTGGAAAACAGATTGGGAAATACATCTAGATCACAGAATATTGGATCCATTATTGGATATGATACACTTGTGGTATTGTAAGCATATAGTAGGACCAAGAGGTCCCCACTTTATCGTAAAAGACAATTTTCAATCTACAGAAAACTTTAATATAGATGCTAACGTATGGTTTCAAGAATATCTACCTGGACAGATAAGTCCACAACACGAACATGGAACATTATCCAAGCACAGTTGGGTTTATTATTTAGATGTTGGTGAAAACGGTAGTCCGCTTACCTTTGTGCAATTAAATGAAAATAAAAATGAACTACAAACGGTTGACGAAATTCATTTACCCGTGTATAATGATATGATAGTAATGTTTCCAAGTATGATACATCACAAGGTTTATGCAAGTCAAACTAAAAGATACGTGTTAGCAGGAAACATTAACGATATTAGTTACGAGGAGAAATAATGAGTTACGTAGACGCATACTTTGATAGAGATTCTGATATAATTAGAGTCGTTGAACGTAACGAAGGTAAAAGACTTTATACAGAATATCCGGTCAAGTATACATTTTACTATGACGATCCTAGAGGCAAGCATAAAAGCATATATGGAGATTCCATAAGTCGTATAGTAAGTAAGAATACTAAAGATTTCCGTAAAGAACTTGCAATCAATAACAAAAGAAAATTATTTGAAAGTGATATCAATCCTATATTCCAATGTTTGAGTGAGAATTATCTTAATCAAGATGCTCCTAAGCTGAATGTAGCGTTCTTTGATATTGAAACTGACTTTGATCCTGAACGTGGATTTGCTGATCCAAGTGATCCTTTCATGCCTATCACTGCAATCACAGTACATCTCCAATGGCTTGATGCACTTATAACACTTGCAGTTCCTCCAAAAACACTAACAATGGCAGAAGCAAAAGAACAAACAAAGGAATGGGGAGAAGAATGTGTCTTGTTTGAAAAAGAAGGAGACATGTTACAGGCATTCCTAGATCTTATTGAAGACAGTGATATTATCACAGGTTGGAACAGTGAAGGTTATGATATTCCATATACGGTAAATAGAGTTAGTAGAGTTTTAAGTAAAGATGATACAAGACGTTTTTGTTTATGGAAACAACTTCCGAAAAAACGTGAATACGAAAAGTATGGTAAATCAGCTGAAACCTATGACCTAGTAGGTAGAGTACATTTAGATAGTTTAGAACTTTATCGTAAATATACATATGAAGAAAGACACACTTACAGGCTTGATGCCATTGGTGAACTTGAAGTTGGTGAAAAGAAAACTGTGTATGAAGGTACACTCGATCAACTTTATAACAATGACTTCCGAACATTCATCGAATACAACCGGCAAGACGTTGCACTACTGGACAAGCTGGACAAAAAACTAAGATTTATTGATCTAAGTAACGAATTAGCACATGCAAATACTGTTTTGCTACAGACCACTATGGGTGCTGTCGCAGTTACAGAACAAGCTATTGTGAATGAAGCACACAGGCGTGGTATGAGAGTGCCAAATAGGCCTAAACGTGATCCAGAAGCAAGTACGGCGGCGGGTGCATACGTGGCATTTCCTAAAAAAGGTTTGCATAAATGGATAGGATCAATGGACTTGAATTCACTGTATCCATCTGTGATTAGAGCCTTGAACATGGATCCTGCAACAATAGTTGGCCAATTAAGACCAACACTAACAGAAAACTATTTGAACGAAGCAATGAACTTGCAAAAGAAATCATTTGCTGGTGCATGGGAAGGTAAGTTTGGTACACTTGAATATGATGCAGTAATGGAGCAAAAAAGAGATGTTTCAATTACTGTTGATTGGGAAAACGGTCAAGAAGATGTATTAAGTGGTGCGGAAATATATAAAATAATTTTTGAGAGCAACAAACCATGGATGCTCAGTTCTAACGGAACTATATTTACAACTGATCACGAAGGAGTGATCCCCGGATTGCTTAAACGTTGGTATCAAGAAAGAAAAGAATTGCAAGGACAACTTAAAAAAGCAAAAGATGCCGGCAATGATATTGAAATAGAATATTGGGATAAAAGACAACTTGTAAAGAAAATTAATCTAAACAGTTTGTATGGTGCAATACTTAATCCTGGATGTAGATTCTTTGATAAACGTATTGGTCAATCAACAACATTAAGTGGCAGAACTATTGTAAAACACATGTCAGCAGAAGTAAACAAGGTGATTACAGGAACATATGACCATGTTGGTGATGCAGTAATATATGGTGACACAGACTCTGTTTACTTTAGTGCTTATCCAATGTTAAAACATGATATACAAAATGGTAAGATACCTTGGTCAAAAGAAAATGTTATTACGTTGTATGATCAGGTCGCAGAAGCGGCCAATTCGACATTTGAGAAGTTCATGGGAGAAGCTTTTCACTGTCCTAAAAGCAGATCAGAAGTCATTGCGGCAGGTAGAGAGATTGTTGCAGAGAGCGGACTGTACATTACAAAGAAAAGATATGCGGCATTGGTATATGACGTTGAAGGATTTAGAAGTGATGTTGACGGGAAGCCTGGAAAAGTAAAAGCAATGGGGCTTGATTTACGTAGATCAGATACTCCAGTATTCATGCAAGAGTTTCTAAGTGAAATACTAATGATGGTTTTACAAGAAAACAGTGAAAAAGAGATACTAGATAGAATTACTGAATTTAGAAGAGAATTCAAAGAGCGTCCAGGTTATGAAAAAGGTTCTCCAAAGAGAGCAAACAAGATAGGACACTATCAAAGACTAGAACAAAAACAAGGAAAGGCTAACATGCCTGGACATGTAAGAGCAAGTATCAACTGGAATACACTAAAACGTATGAACGGCGACAAGTATTCACAGGAGATTGTAGATGGCATGAAGGTAATTGTTTGTAAGTTAAGACAAAATCCACTAGGATATACTTCTGTTGCATATCCCACTGATGAGCTTAGAATTCCAGATTGGTTCAAAGAACTTCCATTTGATAATGATGCTATGGAGGAAACAATAATTGACAACAAACTAGGAAACTTAATAGGTGTGTTGAATTACGATTTAGAAAATACAAAACAAAACAACACTTTCAACAGCCTATTTGACTTTGGAGAGTAATATGATACACACTATACAACAACTAATGGACAAAGTAAGTGCTATGCATGGCTTGGCTGTACAAGCACACAGAGAAAAATACAAAAGTCATACAAGAGAATATAATGTTGACCTTGTAACACACTTGGTCGAACAAATTCAAGCTATGGCTGGGGATATCTATAACGATAGAACGCCTCATCCTAAGCTGGTAGCAAAGAAGAAGGAGAAGAAATAAAGTGAATATATTTGCTAAGATTAGTGACCGATTGCCAGAGTTTTGTTTGAGCCATTGGTTATTTAGAATACCTTTAGCGATTGTTTTTATACAACAGGGGTTAGACAAGATACCTGTTGATATAGAAACCGCTGAATCTTTTGGTTTGCCTTATCTGGTATGGTGGTTTGTAGCATATGGAGAATTAGGTGGTGGTCTCGGCTTACTAGCAGGAGGCTTAATGCAAAACAAATGGTTACAAAATTGGCCTTGGATGGGAGATACTGTTACAAGGTTCAGTGGAATTACTATCTGTTGTATTATGACAGGAGTCATTTGGATTGGAGAACCGGAAAGTTTCATGGATGTGATACTTTACGATAACCTACATGTATTTTTATGGGTAGGTGGATTATTTTTTGCTTTACGAGGTAATAGGACATAAAATGGGAAAACATATTAAAACACAAATGGATTACAATATTATAAACGACTTTGCTGAAGAATTATCAAAACTGGATCCAGAAAATGAAAAACTAAACAAATATCTCACAATGGAAAACTTTGAAGGTGGCGAACTTAGAAAACATATTAAACAATTTCCGTGGGCAGATAAAGTACCAGGAGTGACAGGAAAATGAGTAATGTAAAAAAAGTAGCCCAGGAACAAGCCGAAGAAGCATATGATATATTTTTTAAATTTATGAAAGGCTTTGCTTGGGTATGTGGATTTATTATGTTAGCATTAGTAAGTTGTAATTTTGGTGTAGATGGTACAGGTAGTAAATCAGATCCTGCTCTTTATGAAGAATACAAAGAACGTATGGAAGAAATGACAGAAGAAATTAAAAGGAAAAAATATGAGCAATGAACCATATCATAATCAAGGTTTCGGCGTAGCTTTTTTGTGGATAATACTAGTGGTATTTCTCTTTCCATTAGCGGCTATGATGACTATAGACGATACTTGGGATAGATTTTTACAAAAGTATGGAGACCCAATCACAACAGAGTGTTGGGAAAACAGTAAACACGAAAGAGTTTGTAAAAAAGAAAACAGTTGTAAATTTTTAAGAAACTTCTGTACTGAAGAAGTATATAGATGGAGAGCGAAATGATGATATCAGACACAGAAACAATGCTATTAACATTAGTGCTAGGTGGACTATTTTATGCCTACCTATGCTGGAAAAATTTATGAAACTTACACTAATAGGATTTGGCTTTGTAGGCAAAGCAGTACATAACTTACTACAAGAACATTACGATGTAAAAGTAGTGGATCCTCAGTATAATAAAA